TATGAGAGGAAGGGGAAGCCGATTGAGGACTTGAAAAAGGCCCGATGGTATCTCGACCGGCTGATAGGTTTACGCGAACGTAAAGTAGACTAAGGGGGCTTCGGTCCCCTTTTTTTAAATCCGTGCCGGGTTTGAAGAAGTTCGGGCCGGGTTGGTGCCGGGTTTAGGGCCAGATAAAATGGCTGAAATCTAAGGATGTGCCGGGAGTGCCGGGTTTAAAAAAGTTAATTGGCTCTAATATAAGTAACAGTGTTACCCCTGTACATTTTACACTGTTACTTACTTATGGCTACCAATACGCCGACAAACCCGGCACTCCCGGCCCAATGGCGGAAATGCGTGGGTAAACCCGGCCCTAAACCCGGCCCGAACCCGGCACGGATTTTCCAAACCGTGCACGGATGGCAGTTTTGCGTTAATCGTCATCAAAAACACCCGGCAAGTCGTCCGCATCGAGATTATGAGAGCCGACTTGCTTGGGTGGTGTGATGTCGATGATGGTGTTGTCCTCGATGAGGTCATGAGGATTTGATGACGCCAAGTTTAGCTGCTTCAGTGCATCAAGATGAAGTTGGTTCACGTTGACTTGAATTGCTGTGGCTGGCTTGGCTTGGAACCTGTCAGGGTTCGCAACACCAGCCATCCATTTGCGCGTCTCGATCTTGAGCCGGTCAGCGTGGGCCGAGTTGTTGTCCGAGGCATCAGCAATGTCCAGGCATTCATCTGCCCATTGCTCCGCCGCGATGGACCTGGCCTGCTTGAACCGCTCCTCACGGTTCGGGTCTTTGCGTATCCAGTGGTAGAGGGATAGGTTGCTGATGTTCAGTTCACGGGCAAGGCCAGCCATCGTGAGGCCGGATGCAATCTTCTCCAGTAGGACAGTCTCTCCAACCTTGTCTAAGTTGGATGCAATCGTGCGGCGTTTAATATGTCCAGCCATGTCTTATCCTTTGAATACTGTTATAAGCCCATATAAAGCCCGTAGAGAGGCAATGGGAGTAGTTGCGGTGTCACTGCCCCGATTATAACTAGGCACGCTCCAGACCCCTTAGAAACGTCTCTAAGAGGATAGAGACTGTAGCTGGCACTGGCCGACCACCTTGCTCATAATATCTTATCGACCGTTCGGACAGCCCTATCTTATCAGCGAGGCCAGCTTGCGTCAGGTTCAGCCTGTCGCGTGTTGCTTTGAACTCTTCATTTGTCATGTCTCATCCTTCAATGCTGCTTCAGCGTCTTCGATCAATTCTATTGGAGGCCAGCGTAGATAGCACACGCGCTCCTTGGTTATTACGCCAATAGATGCGAGATGTTCCATCAAGCGGTAGGCCAAGGTAGCTTCTGCCCGTTCGGTGTATCGGTCAGGCAATGCGTCATCGTCGTCAATCATGGTTAATCCTTTCCGCATATGTAAGCTGCGCCTATCACGTAGGCGAACCATAAGGACAGTATAAGGGTCTGGTTCATTTGCGCGGCCCCTGTTCCTGCTCTTTGCGCCGTTCGGCGAATGTCTTACCATCGAGGCCGCGAAGGGGCCAGGCACTGTCAGATGATACGCGATACTTGCGGCCCAATGGTGCAGCTTGTGGTATCTTACTCATGTCAAAAGGTCCGTTCTGTAGCAAACATGATTAGCATAAAGACTAGCCATGTTGTGGCTACCCAGAATTGAAGTCGTGTAAGTTTGGTCATGATAGTCTTCCTCTCTCGTTTTAGATTGATTAGTTGGCATCAACCACAAAGGTCGATGACAGCAGCCCAGTAGCAACGATTTCTGCCGCACACTCTTCAGCGCAGGCAAAGCTGTTGGCGTAAGCGTAGCCCATTGCGTCGATGCAAGCGCCAAGCAAACGATTGCTGGTGCGGATGTATTCGCGTGGGTCGGCGCAAGTTTCAAAATCGCCAGCGCGAAGCTGCTGCGACAACATCGTGTCGATTGCTTCAAACTCTGCGAGGGTAATTGACTGCGACATATTGCGTACTCCGTTGATTGTTGATGCACTAGTAATAGGAACAGAATGCCTGTTGGTCAATCAACAACAACAACCAATATGGTTGTATTAATATAACCGATATGGTTGGTTAATAGGATCACATCGCGGTGTGAATGCAGCACTCATATATTATCGCAGAGGCGGAACGATGTGCCTATTTAACAAGGGAAGCGGGCAGCGCCGCGCTTCGCTTTTCGCCCGCCTCCGACCCGCTTTGGTCGCTCACTAATACACTGTTACACTCGGAAACCCGCAGAAATGCGTGGTTTTTTGGGTATGGAGGTCGAAATGGCCTTCGGATTCGACCCCCCCCGGCCCCCGCCTTGCGCGGGGGGTGTGTATGTACAACCTAACAGACATGGAGATGTGGCCCCACCCCCCGTACCCCTTGTATTTAACATAATCCCTTCCAAAAAATTCCTAACTTTTTGCTTGCTAAGTTGTAACATTAGAGTGTAACAGCGATGAACAACCAAAAAGAGGAGAAATACGTTGGCTGTTTATGGATACACTCGCGTCTCGACTGAGGACCAGATTGAGAACACATCGCTCGATGACCAAGCCCGCCAAATCCAAGGCATCGTGCTTACGCACAACTTGGAACTGGACCATATCTACGAAGAGCGCGGCGTCTCTGGCGGTGTTCCGCTGCTACGCCGAGAAGAAGGCTGCAAGCTGGCGTTCCTTCGGCCAGGCGATACGGTTATCGTCTCCAAGCTGGACCGTATGTTCAGGGACGCACGGGACGCACTAAACGTGATTGCCGACTGGGAAACAGCGAACATTAATCTCATCATTAACGGCTATGGCAACGTCATGGACAAGGCCAACCCGAACGGACGGTTCATGCTAGAGATCATGGCCGTCTTCTCAGGCGAAGAGCGCCGCCGTATCAGAGAACGTGTCACCGCCGGTAAGAGAGCGAAGAGTTCACAAGGCGGATATGTCGGTGGCAAAGTGCCATTTGGCTTTAAGAAGACAGGCGTGGGCCGCAAGGCCAAGCTGCACCCAGAGCCAAACGCGCAGGACGCGCTAATTACAATGAAAGCCGCACGCGTTAAAGGCCATAGCTACCGCGATATTGCTATTATCGTAGCAAAGCGTCATGGTATCACGGTCAGCCATCAAACAATTGCACGGGTAATCAGGGGAGATAAGAATGCCGAAGTCTGAACCGAACTTCTTTCTGGAGTTTTTGAAGAAGTATCGTGACGATCCAGTTGGGTTCGTGCGGGACATTCTAAGAACCAAACCGGACCCCTGGCAAATCGAGTTCTTAAAAGCGATTAGTTCTGGGAACCGTCGTATCTCTGTGAGGTCAGGCCACGGCGTCGGCAAATCGACAGCCGCAAGCTGGGCCATGCTGCATTACTTCCTGACGCGCTATCCAGTGAAGGTTGTTGTTACTGCGCCGACATCTGCACAGTTGTTCGATGCGATGTTCGCGGAACTGAAGCGATGGGTGAATGAACTACCTGAAGTGTTGAAGGTTCTGATCGAAGTCAAGGCCGACCGTATCGAACTGAAGGCTGCGTCAAGTGAAGCGTTTATCTCCGCCAGAACGAGCCGGGCTGAAACGCCAGAAGCGTTGCAGGGTATCCACGCCGACAACGTGCTGCTCGTCGCCGACGAAGCGTCCGGTATCCCGGAGAGTGTGTACGAAGCTGCGTCCGGTTCTATGTCCGGCCACAATGCGACCACATTGTTGCTAGGCAACCCTACACGAAACAGTGGGTTGTTTTACGATACGCACAACCGACTGAAGGGTGAATGGAAAACCTTCCACGTTAGTTGCCTTGACAGTCCGCGTGTGTCCGACGCGTTTGTCCGAGAGATGCAGCTACGGTACGGCGAAGATAGTCCGGCCTACCATGTGCGTGTTCTTGGTAACTTCCCGCCGCGTGAAGAAGACACGGTTATTCCTGTCGAGTTGATTGACAGCGCCATGAACCGCGAGATTAAGATTGCCAAGCAGACGCGAAGTGTCTGGGGCCTGGACGTTGCGCGTATGGGTTCGGATGCTTCCGCGTTAGCCAAGCGGCGCGGCCCAGTTGTTGAAGAGATACAGACTTGGAAAGGTCTGGACTTGATGCAACTAACCGGCGCGGTCGTAGCGGAGTTTGAGGCGCTTACGCCGTCCGAGCAACCAGTAGAGATATTGGTCGATAGTATCGGGTTGGGTGCTGGCGTTCTTGACCGTCTGCGCGAACTGGGCCTACCAGCGCGTGGGATCAACGTCGCAGAAAGCCCCGCGATGAAAGGGACTTACGCCAACCTACGCGCCGAGTTGTGGTTCAAGTGCAAAGGATGGCTGGCGAACCGCGATGTGAAGATACCGAAGGATGAACAGTTGTTCGCCGAGTTGGCGTCACCGCGCTATACCTTTACCTCGTCTGGCAAGATGCAAGTAGAGAGTAAGGAAAGCATGAAGAAGCGGGGGCTTCCATCGCCAGATAAGGCTGATGCGCTGTGTCTATGCTTGGCCACCGATGTATCTACTATTATGCATGGCTATTCTATGGCCAACAAGAGTGGAGCTTTGCGTAGAAATATACGGGGCATTGTTTGACATAGAATAAAGATGTGATATATTTGTTTTGCTCGGCAGGTTTTTCTCTCTCTCCCTCTCCTGCCGGGCATCATAGGCAGCTAGGGTGTGCGCGGTTTAGCCGGTAATAGCGACAGAACGACAGGATGCTGCCCCGTTTGTTCGTCCCGCCGCCACCCTCTTTTTGCTTTTCTATTAATGTTATGCTATAGTTATTCACAGGGGGCGTACCTGTGGATACTAAAACTTGTCCGACATGTGGCATAGAGCAGCCGATTGCTAACTTCTATACTCAGAAGCGGCAATGCAGGATATGCATACGCGACCACCAGCGCCGCTTCAGGGCCGCACGCCCAGACTATCACCACGGCAGAAACCTTAAACAGCGATATGGTATTAGTGTCGATGAGTATGAAACCATCATCGCCAGCCAAAATTCCTCTTGCGCTATTTGTGAGGTAGAAATACCTGATACAATAGGGTATAAGGGAAAGCGACCAGTTGCTGTTGACCATAACCATGAGACGGGTGAGGTTCGCGGTATACTCTGCTTGAAGTGTAATTTAGTCCTTGGCCACGCAAGAGAGAATACAGATATTCTTTACAAGGCCATTGTGTACTTGAGTGAACGCGGTGCGTACCCACCGAAAAAGTAAATAACCTCAGTAGCGTTTTTTATGAGGATGCTGTATAGACCTATTACGAAGCTGTAATGCTAAGGAAATTGTATATGTCAAAAGTTTTTCTCCCTATTCAGTCAATCCGAATTGACTCGTCAACAACGAGCAAGCGCGTAGCTCTCCCCGCCAACTCAACGAACATTCGTATTTACAATAGTTCTACGTCCATAGCGTGGGTTGTATTGGGTAATTCGTCTGTAACGGCAGCGATCCCCGCTGCGGATACTGCAAGCGTTGGTTTCCCGGTTGCTCCTAACAGCGTTGAGAATTTCACCGAGACTGTTGATGGCTCCGCTACGCACGTCGCGGTTGTCTTGCAGGTTGGTACTGGCTTTGTAAATGTGACTTGCGGCGAGGGCTGGTAAATGAATCGCCTGCGGACTCGCCTCCGCGCTAGTATTGCTAGCGGCCCATTAGTTCTGCTTGATTTTATTTCTGGTGGATTAGACCCCCGCGTCACGTTCACACGCTCAACCACAGCTACGTTCACTGGCAGCAATGGGCTGATCCAGACGGCAGCTATCAACGCTCCGCGCTTTGATTACGACCCTGTAACGCTTGCGCCAAAGGGCTTGCTGATCGAAGAGCAGCGCGTGAATTTGCTGACGTATAGTGAACAGTTTGATAACGCAGCGTGGACGAAACAGAACGGCACGCTAACGGCCAACGCAACCGTTTCACCAGACGGAACAACGAACGCTGACGCATTCATAGAAAACACAACTGCGGCTGCTGTACACGACTTTTCGCAGGTTCAGAACGTAACATCCGGAACAGCATATACTGTTACTATCTATATTAAGCCTATCGGCAGCCGCACCGTTCAGATACTCGTGGGTGGCAGCGGGTTTACTGAAAGCCGGACTTGGTTCAATCTTTCTACGTTGGTTGCGACCACAACTATCGGAGCGGTAACTGCTGCGTCTGTTGTCGCGGTGGGCAATGGTTGGTATCGTTGTTCTGTCACTCAGTCCGCTACCGCTACCGCTTCCGCCACTATCCTCTATCGTTTGTGGGATGGAACGACGGGTGCCTATACAGGCAACGGGACATCCGGCTTGTATTATTACGGCGCTCAACTCGAAGCCGGTGCATTCGCCACCAGCTACATCCCCACAGTTGCCAGCCAAGTAACGCGCAGCGCAGACATAGCTGTCATGACAGGCACGAACTTCTCTAGCTGGTATAACCAGACGCAGGGGACTTTTGTTGCATCTGCTGATACAGCAAGTTTTGCAGACTTGCGTCGAAATATTCAAGTTGACGATGGAACCAGCGCAGAGCGGATATATCTTGGAACTAACACTGTAGCAAACCCGCTTACCGTTGTAGTAGACGGAGGAGCAATACAGGCAAACCTCCCCGCATCCGCAACTACGCTTACCGTCAACACTCCTTACAAAATAGCAATGACCTACAGCATTAACGATTTTGCAGTAGTTGGTAACGGCGGCACGGTTGCTGTTGATACTTTGGGAACGCTTCCAACCGTTTCGCAAATGCGTATCGGCGCTAGTGACGCCAGCATCTACCTCAACGGCCACATCCGACAAATCGCATACTACAACACGCGGCTTCCAAACGACACGTTGCAGGAGCTGACCGCGCCATCGCTGGCCATTACGCTCAACTTGGACTTCATCAATGGAACGTATGACGCATGACAAACTATACATTCCAATCGCTATTTGACTTCACCCGCACAACGTCAGGCACGTTCGTCGGCAGCAATGGCCTGATCCAGACAACGCCAGCCAGCGTGAACTTGCTGTTGCAGACACAAGCGTTTAATACCGCAAACTGGAATAAAACTGCCGCGACGGTTACTGCGGACAGCACTACTGCGCCTGACGGCACTTTGACCGCAGACGCTGTGTTTGACAATACATCAAACAGTCTGCACTTTGTCCAACAGGCCCCAGCACTTACTGCCGGACAAACCATCGTTATTTCTTTTTATGCAAAGGCAAACACTCTTTCACGCGTACTCGTGCGTGAAAATTCAGTAACTGGCGCTTTTGTTAGTTTTGATCTTTCATCCGGCACAATCTTGGCGACTAACGGTTCAGTAACCGGCAGCATAACTAGCGTTGGCAACGGCTGGTATCGCTGCGCGATGGTGCAGGGGATTGGAACTACTGGTGTCACTGCTTACGGCATTTTCACGTTGCCAGCGGGCGGCAGCACTTTTGCCAACGCGACTTACGTTGGGACGGGGCAAAGTCTTTTCCTCTGGGGCGCACAGCTTCAGACCGGCTCGACGGCGACTGACTACACGCGCAACAACGGCGGCGTATACCCGCCACGCTTTGATTACGACCCCGCCACGCTCCAGCCGAAGGGCATCTTGATCGAAGAGCAGCGGGTGAATTTGCTGTTGCGCTCCGAGGAGTTTGATAACGGTATTTGGAGTAAATTCCAAGCGACGGTTACGGCCAATGCCACCGTTTCACCTGATGGGGTGGCGGACGCAGATGCCCTTGTCGAAGACGCAAACACAGGTACGCATTTCTGCCAGCAGAGCGTTGCGTTTACCACTGCCACAGCGTATACGTTTTCAACATACGTCAAGGCAGGTACTCGGACATGGTGTTTGCTTCTACTTCCCACGGCGGCGTTTGGCGCTTCGACGGGGAGTTTCTTCGGCTTGTCTGGCGCTGGCTCACTCGGCGGAACCGTGGGGTCTCCAACTGCGCGAACCATTACTGCCGTAGGAAATGGTTGGTACCGCGTCACGATAACAGCGACATCAACCGCGACTACCAGCGGTAACGTCCCTATTTCTGCCGCATCGGCTGATAACACCAACTCTTACGCTGGTGTTAGCGGCGCACAAGCAATTTACCTCTACGGCGCACAACTCGAAGCCGGAGCATTCGCCACAAGCTATATACCTACTGTCGCCAGCCAAGTAACACGCACGGCTGACCAGACCAGCATTGTCGCGCCGATGTTCGCGCCTTGGTATAACCAATCGGAAGGCAGCTTTGTCTTAGAGGCAACTGGTTACTACCCACGAGCTCTTGTTGTGCGTCAGCCTTTGACAGTAAGTGACGGAACCGCGTCAAACTACGCTAGGCTTATCACTTACGATGCATTTTTTAGTGGTCAAATTGTGGCTGGCGGCGCTACTCAAGCCGATATGCTTGTAAGCGGGGCTTACACTCAGAATGTAACTACGAAGTTTGCGATGGCGCTCCAAACTAATAACTCCGCAATCTGCGCCAACGGAGGCGCGGTAGTTACGGACACGTCATGCACTCTTCCGTCTTTTAACAGGATGGAATTGGGTTCTTTTGTCGCGGGGCAGGTTTTTAACGGCCACATCCGCTCCATCCGCTATTACCCCGTCCGCCTTGCGGACTTTCAACTACAGGCACTCACAGCATGACCGACCTATATCTCAAAGCACCCACCCAAGAGGACATGGACGCCGCCTTGCTTGAGGCTGGCGTCATTGACGATGAGGGCAACCCAACGCAGGACTTCTCCGTTGACCAGATTGGCCCGTTCACCCGCGACGACGTTGACTACACCGACTGGCACACCAACCTTCGCGGCAGCTTCACAGAAGAGCAGTTAGCTTTGTTGACGCCATTGGCTGTTGAGCCACCAGTGCCCTATAGAATGTGGGCATAAAAACTCCTGCTAAGGAAAAACACTATGAAGAAACCAACTAAGGCCGACAAGAAAGTGGCTAAGGTCATGGGCGAATTTAAGCGCGGCACATTGCACGCTGGTGTAAACCCTAAAGGCCCTGCAAAGGCTCCCTTGGCTAAATCGCGCAAACAGGCTATAGCTATTGCCCTGTCCGAAGCTGGCAAGTCCAAAAAGAAGTAAGGCTAAAATATGGCGTATCGCAATAACCGTAAGCCGAGTAAGGCCGACATGGCTAAGAACAACCGTATGTATCAGGATACCGGTGTTCCCAACGCCAACTCGGAAAACGACGACAGCGAAGATATGTCCAATGAAACTTCGATGGAACTTCCTGACGGTACGGAAGTTTCCGTTGAAGAGCCAGAGATGGAAGACGAGCAGGTAGAAGAACCTGTATCTGAAGAAGAACTTCAGAATATCATCACCGCCGAAATTGATGATGCGCAAGAATATATTGACGACATCATCTCACCGCAGCGTGCGCTTGCTGGCCAATACTATAAAGGCGAACCTTTCGGCAACGAAGAGGAAGGCCGTTCGCAGGCAATCTCTATGGATGTACGCGATACTGTACAGGCCATGATGCCGTCGATCATGCGCGTATTTTTTGCAGCGAACAATGTTGTCGAGTTCGCGCCGAACGGCCCCGAAGATGTGGAGAACGCCGCGCAGGCCACAGAGTATGTGAACTACTGCCTGACACGCGACAACAATCTATTCAACGAATGCCATTCGACATTCAAGGACGCACTGATCCGTAAGAACGGGATCATGAAAGTCTGGTGGAATAACGACAAAGACATCACGACCCATTACTTCACCGGCCTAGACGAAGCTACCTTCTCGGTACTTCAGTCCGATACTACCGTCGAAGTTAAGGACGTAGAGATTACTTACGGCGAAGCACCAATGGCAGCGCCGGACATGATGGGTATGCCCCCCGCACCCACGCCCGCGACATACGACTGCACTGTTGTTCGGACAGTTGAGAAGGGCCGTCTGTGCGTTCAGTCCGTACCGCCAGAAGAGTTTCTGATTGACCGCCGTGCGCGTTCTATTGAAACAGCCGAATTTGTAGCACACCGTCGTTACGTTACCGTATCCGATCTTGTGAAGATGGGCTATGATTTCGACGAGGTTCAAGACCTTGGCTACGAAACGCAGGATGACTTCGGCGGTAACGAAGAAGCATTCGACCGTAACCCACAAGCCTTTACTAATATCACGGGCCGCACCGATACGTCCTCGCGTAGAGTTCTATACATTGAGGGCTATGTGTACGTTGACATGGACGGCGACGGGATTGCGGAACTTTGCCGCGTCTGCGTTGCTGGCTCCGCCAACAAGGTACTGCATTGGGAGCCTTGCGACTTTATTCCGTTCGTAGACTTCTGCCCCGATCCAGAGCCGCATACCTTCTTTGGTATGTCGATGGCCGACGTGACGATGGACATTCAGCTTATCAAGTCGAACATCCTGCGTAACACGCTCGACAGTTTGGCGCAGTCGATCCATCCGCGTACTGGCGTTGTTGAAGGCCAAGTAAACATCGAAGACGTAATGAACACCGAAGTCGGTGGCATCATCCGTATGCGTGCGCCTGGTATGGTGCAGCCATTTACGATTCCGTTTGTTGGCCAGCAAGCCTTTCCGATGTTGCAGTACATGGATGAACTGCGCGAGAACCGTACCGGTATCTCAAAGGCTGCGGCGGGCTTGGACGCAAACGCGCTTCAGTCTTCGACCCGCGCTGCGGTTGCCGCCACGATCTCGGCTGCGGCTCAGCATATCGAACTGATCTGCCGTATCTTTGCCGAGACAGGTATGAAGAACCTGTTCCGTAAATCAATGCAGCTTATCGCCAAGAACCAAGATGCACCACGCATGGTCCGTCTGCGCAATAAGTTTGTCCCGATTGATCCACGTGCATGGGACGCGAATATGGATGTTATTGTTAACGTCGCTATCGGCGTTGGCAGCAACGAAGAGAAGATGGCGTTCTTGGGTCAAGTCGCGCAGAAGCAAGAGATGCTTATGCAGATGGGTGGACCATTGGCCGACATGCAGGGCTACTACAATACCCTAGCCCAGATGATGGCGCTGGCCGGATACAAAGACCCGACCGTATTCTTCAACGACCCAGCCACGATGCCGCCTCCACCACCGCCTGCACCACCGCAGCCAACACCGGAAGAGATGCTGTCTCAGGTTCAGATGGAAGCAATTCGTGCGGACATTCAGAAGAAGGCCGCAGAACTTGAATTGCAACGCGAAGACATGCTGCGCAAGGATGACCGTGAGCGCGACAAACTTGACGCCGACCTTATGATTAAGGCCGCTGAGATTGAAGCTAAGTACGGCACGCCGGTTAACACGGCCAGCATCGAAGCCATGATCCAGCGTGATCGTGAGATGGTGCGTCAGCAGGAAGAAATGCAACGCGCCGCTATGCAGGCCCAACAGGATGCGCAGATGGCGCAGATGGCACAAGCCCAGCAGATGGCGCAGGCTGTTCAGCAAGCACAGATGCAACCTGAAATGCCAATGCAACCTGAACTCCCCCCAGAAGGTATGATGTAATGTTTGAAGATTATTACTATGATGATCCTGCACTACAGGGACTTCTAGCAGCCGCTGCTGCGGGGCCTATCATGGACGCGCCCCGTCAGGCGGCAGTTATGCCAATGACGCAACAGGCTGTTACTCCGGATTATCTAAGCATGTTGGCTGGCTTGGACCTAAGCGGTCTAGGCGGCTTTGGCGGCGGTCGGATGGGTGGCGTAATTCAAGACCCAAACATAGAGTATATAACCGCGCCAGTATCCAACAAAGGCAACCCTACAGGAAAAATGGGCGGCAATGTTTTTGCAGTAACGCCAGATCAGCCGGTACGCCTCGTTGACCTCCGCACCAATCAGGTTGTGTTTGAGGGCGCAGGCGTTGACGCAGCGCGCAAGGCAACCGAACTGGGTCAGAACCTAACCGACACACTAGGCCGCAAGGCGAATTACGACATTCAAACCGCAGACCCGTCCGGTGCATATGTAACCGTAGCCAACGAGAAGGCTAACAAGAGCGTTCTCGGCCAGATTGCGGATGTGGCCTTACCAATTGCCGCAGGCTTTATCCCTGGCATTGGCCCCGTTCTTGGTGCGGCTTTGGGTTCTGCGGCATCAAGCGTTGCTCAAGGGCGTAGTTTAGAAAACACATTGCTCCGCGCCGGATTGTCCGCTGGTGGTTCTGCTCTTGGCGGTCAACTGTTTGGCCAAGTTGGGTCGGGAGCGTCAGCCCCAATGACCGGCATCAACGCAGACTTAATTCCGAATGCACTTCAAGGTCTTAACTTTGGTAGCCTTGCAAGCGCGTCAATCCCTGCTGCCGTCGGTGGTGCTGCGGGCGACATCCTCGTAAACGCAGCGAGAGCAGCCGCGCCTAGCCTTGTCGGCTCCGCAGCAGGCAGCGCGTTGGGTTCAATCCCCTCGCTTGTAGGTACGTCGCCCACCACGCCAGATGAAATTGTTGTTTCGGGAAGGAGACCGGTAGAGCCGAACCTTGGCGAAACGCTTGGACCGGTGGCTTCGCTTATCAACCCACAGCCTTCCATGCCCGATGAAATTGTTGTTACGGGAACAAGACCGCAAGAACCGAACATCGGCGGTGTGCTTGGTCAAGTGCTTGGTGGGACGCTTGGGGGCACGGTTAATCCGTTGCCACCGACTTTTTCAACCACAACGCCGCCTTCTACAAAGGACGGCGTTCTTGGCACTGGCCTAAGCATACCTGAACTTCTGTCCATTGGTGGTGTCGGGGCCGATCTTCTAAAAAGCCTTCTCGCCGGTAGCGGTGGTACAGGTACAGGAGTGCCGTATGTCTCGCCATTTGGCACGGGCGTAGGTTTTGCCCGCGGCCAAGATATGCGCGCCAATCCAAACATCCTAGACTATGAGCGTTATGGTTTTGGCCCAGAAGCTATGTTCTTCCGGCCAGAGTATAGCGGTCTTGTTTCTGGAGGCACTGCGCCTACCCAAGCACCGCCAGCAATGACCATCAACCCTGCGTACATGCCGTTAATCTGATGGACCCTATAACAAAAGCTGGCCACGCAAAGCGACTTCTTGATGATGACATTCTCAAGGGTGCGTTTGCTGAAGTCGAGAGAGATATTTTTGAAGAGTGGCGCATGTCTGGCTACGCCGACAACGACGCCCGCTCTGACATGTTTCACACGCTCAAAGGACTTGAGCGTTTGAAAGCCCGCCTACAGGCAATCCTTGACGATGGCTTAGTCGCCAAATCGAGGAGTTAACATTTATTAAAGAAGGTGCTATATGACGGAACAAGTCGGCAACCCCGGTGGGATCGGCCTCCACGAAGCAACACTAGCCATCGACCAACTACTTGGCCCGAATGAGGACAACCAAGATCAGGCCGAGGCGCAAGAGCCTGAAGAGGCTCAAGACGAACCGGAAGAAACTGAGGCCGAGGATTACTCGGAAGAAGAGGATACCGAAGAGTCTGACCCGTATGAAGAGGACGACAACGAAGAGGTTATCGAACAGGAACTTCCTGACGATCTAGTCATCAAGGTAAAAGATGATGGCAAAGAATTGGAAGTCACCCTTGACGAACTTCGGAAAGGTTATTCTCGTTATTCGGATTACACACGG